ACCGTGTCTTTCTTACCTTCTGGTAATGCTACGTATCCTCAGATGCCTTACACACAAATCACTGCTGAAGAATATGAAACAGAAGGAACTATGAAATTATTTCCTATTGATTTGTCTGGTGTTTACGCTGGCATGGCTGCTGATGCTATTGGTGAGGCTTACTGCACAACTGATGCTTGCGAAGTTAGGCTAATTAAAGACAATCAATAATATTTTGGTACGGCTTTGCCTTTTGCTTATGCTTTGCTCTGCTTTGCTGATGCTTTGCAATATGCTGTCTGGTGAATCTTTACTTTATCTTCAATTTTTAATAAAGGTCTAATGTCTCTATTATCTTTAAGGACTACTTTTGTTATGGCTTTTTCACATTCAGGACAGACTAATACCAAACACTCTGTTGTTGTGTGGTCTTTTCTCCAACCTAAATGAATTAATTTATCCCAAAATAATTCTTCGGTATAGGGAATTAAATTTAATTCTTCTTGATAATAATTTTTATATTGGTTTTGCTTATGCTTTATATAACCCTGATTTAAGTCGTCATAGCGATCTACAAACTGTTTTTCATTCATATTCGCCCCTAACTAATTAACTAACTTTTCCTGGCTGCCAGGTAAGTTAGTTCTGAGATAGCCCCACCATTTCTGATGGGGCTTCTCCTATTGCTTTGCTTTACTTTGCTTCTGCTATGGCTTCTGCTATTGCTTTGCTTTTACTGTAAGGAACTTATCCATTAACTGTTCAGTCTTTGGGGTAATTCCATGCCAAGCATTCCAATTTTTGCCACCATCACTCATGTAATAAGCGATAGTCGCATTAACCACAGGGTTGAGCAGTTCGGCATTAGATTTTAATCCAAACTTATCTCTACGAGATTGACCTAACTCTCCAAGCATATTTATTTGAAACATGCCCCACGAGTTATCGCCTGTGTCTATATTTCCATTGTGAGCGAGAGGTCGCCCATTACTTTCTTTCTTAGCAACTGCCCATGCTTCTTGAAGGTCTTTGCCTTTGAAGCCTACGGCTTGTAGCAACTCGATCAATTCAGTATCGGTCAAAGTATTAGCATTCTGATACTTTTTCAAAGTTGCTTCTCTCTTTGTTTCTTGAACTACTAAGGCTTCGGCTTTGGTTGGGGCAAATGCTTCGGTTGTTCCAAAGGTTATTAACCCACCACACGCTAGAAGTATTACTACTCCACCAATCCCTAGTGCTTTTGCTCTTGCTATTGCTTTGCTTTTTCGTTCTATCATTACCTTTGCTGATGCTTTTGCTATTGCTTTGACATCTGCTTCGGCTTTGTTCATTATCTTGTTGTTCATCATCACTCCAAATAGCCATTGGCACTTTCAGATGCCTTTGACTGGTGTGAACGAAGGCGGTGTAAATACCGCTCTGTCGTCTTGATCGATTGATGCCCTAATCGCTCTTTTACTTCATGAACATCTATGCCGTTTTTTAATAACTGCGTAGCGTTGGCATGTCGTAAATCGTGAGTTCTAGGAAACCAGCCGATTGCGGACTTGGCTATTGCTTTGTTCCATGTTGTTCTCCATACATCACGAGGCATGTGGCTCATATTGTTGATGAAACTCCCTTGCTCTTGCTTCTGCTGATGCTTCTGCTTTGCCTTACGGCTTCGGCTTCCTACCTGCTTTGCTTCTGCTAGTGCTTCTGCTTGGGCTTTGGCTTTGCGGTAGTTTCCTACTGCTTGCCTACACCCTTCGCATCTACAACCCCCATGTGTATAGGAGTAGAGAGTTCCATGCTGGAACTGTTTTCCGCCCTTCTCGAATGGTCGAGGGGGCTTTGCGCCTTGTGAACCTTTAAGTTTACTCTCCGTTAATAGTATTGTTCTTGGAAACATGAGGTCATCTTTTGCTATGCCTTTTGCTAGGACATACGCTTTTAATTGCTGTAATAGGGCTTTACTTACTACTAAACTTCGCTTTTGCCCCGACTTTGTGGCATCTACAACTAGAAATCGCTCACCTTTGTTATACGCTTTGCCTAGATCACTAACTCGCCTTTGAATAAATATCTCGCCAGTTTTGAAGTTAATGTCTTTTGCTCTTACTTCTGTGGCTTCCCCATAGCGACACCCACTTGCTACTAGGAACTGGGCAAATAACTTCGCACCTTCGGTTGGTAGATGCTTTACTATCTCTTTGAACTCGTCAGGCTCTAATACATTGGAAATATCGGCATGATTAATTTTGATCTTAATTCCATGAGTAGGATTAATTTCCATTTTTCCAGCACTAACTAACTTAGAAAACATAGAGCCAAGAGAAGCCTTAACTTGATTGAGCGTTGCGGGCTTAACGCCACTTAATTTGAGATCATCAATTAACTTAACTAACTCTGAAGGCTTCAGGGAAGTTAGTTCCCGATCTCCTATAACTGGAATTACAAATCTAGTTAAGACCGATTTATAGCCCTTCTTTGTGATCGGCATGAGATCAGATACCGCCAGCCATTGATCTACATAATCGCCCACCTTCAAATTAGCCTTTGAAGGGGCAATAGAGCCATGTTTCTCACCCTGTATGGCGTGATACATGGCTTCGGTTTCATTAGCCCATGTGCCAGCCGATAAACGCCTATTTCCAAGCCTGTAATAGCCAGTAAATCTGCCGTTGCGCTTAATCACATACGCCATATCAGCCCCCTATGCTCTACTGGCGAGTAATGTTACTGGTGGGTAATGTTACTGGTCAGTAGGTTCTTGGTCAAAAAATAGCCCCTAATCCAATTTGGATTGGGGGCTGAACTATTGGCTACATAGGGAATTAGGCGGTCAGGCTTGGAACTAACTCGGTGGAACACCAGACAAGTTAGTCATTGGGAAGTTTTGAGCGTGAACTAACTTTTCTGGAATTAAATAAAGTTAGTTCATTACCAACTGGCTCGATATATAAACTCTAACTGATCAGAGTTTTCTAACAAGGTAGTAATTAGATCAACTGTATATTCCAGTTGTGAATAATAATAATCACCAAGATCATCACTACCAAAGAAAAATCCAGCAGAAGGTTTAAGTGGATTTTCATAATTATCAACTGTAATTTTTTGATCTAAACTATTTAAGTAATCACACAATAAATAAAACACTTTATTGTTTTCAATTTGATATTCACGATCAGGATTTGCCAAAGCCTTAATACAATCACTACGCAAAGTTTCTAATTGCTCTTTGCTTAGGTGTATCTCTTGGCACTCATCAACTCCGTCAGCAACATTATTTATGAACCAGCCATGAATAGCATTTGCCTTGCGCCAATATCCGACTAATTGTTTAACAAGGATATTCGCAAAATCAGGAGTTGGTAATTGTTCAAGTCCTGCGATTTTTTTAATATCCTTAAACATAATTGGGTGTTCTTTATCAAAAGTATCTGATGAACTTACATACTTCTCGGCATATAAATACATATCTAAACCCATTAATTCATCTCCTTTACAATTTTAATCGCAACATCAATCGCATTAATAGCACCATTGTAGGTTGCGTAATCTGAATTGCCGTCTGCTTCTGTATGTTGTTGTTCTAATCCCCATACTCGGCGTAAATCTAACATTTCTTTAAGTGCTTGATCTTTATTCATTAGTTATTTCCGTTTCTCGATTTGATGCCCATTCTTTTATTGTTTCTGATTTCCAAACTGGAGTTCTCCCCATGTATTTGTCGGGTTTGGGAAGGGTGTTTCGATTTAGATAACTGTGTAGAGTTTCTAACTTCAATCCAGTTATCTTTGCTATATCGGTATTTGTTAGCCATTCGCTCATGTTTGTTTAACAACTTTCTTTTTAGTTTCATTATGTTTAGTTCCCCACTTTGTTGTTTGAGTTTCCGTATCAGCCCATAGATAAGGTAAAAATATAGGCACATTAAATACATAATAATTTGGGTCTTTACGCATTAAATTACTTTGATGCGATTGATGAATTAATTGATCACCAAACCAAAAAGGTAATCCAGTATCAGGAAAAGTTGGGTGTAGTGCTACAAATTGTGGCAACATGGTGTCTTTGTAACCACGATTTATCCACTCTTGGCAAATCGCAATTCCATACTCACACAAAGCCTTCTCATGCCCACGCCACATCTTTGTAGCAGGGTGATTACGCCAACCCTGACTAATACCCATTAATGCCCTGAGTATTTGCCACGCTTCAACTCGTTGCTTACCTAATCGCCTGTAATCAAGAGCCTTAGCAGATTTAACAAAATCAGGATAAGGAACAAATGTATTAACCATTGATACCACTCCTATATTGTTTTCGAATTAAACCTTTGCGTTCAAACTCAGTTAATCCACCCCATATTCCATAATGGATTTTGTTAGATAATGCGAAAGATAAACATTTAGTTTTAATTTCTTGATCGCAATTACCGCAAAGAGTTTTGGCTTTTTCAATACCAGCATTATCAGTTGGATCAGGAAAAAAGATTTCAGGGTCAACTGTTTGGCATGGCGCATCATCAATATCTTGTGGAGTTGGAGTATTAAGTTCAATCGGTTTAATTACTTTTCGGGCTTTAGTAAAAGATACTTGCCCTTTAGGTCTAGTCATTTTCTTGATCTCCTTTGTTTTGAACATGATCAACATACTGTTCCATTACTTTAATTAGATCATCAGGGTCTAAATTAGAAAACTTTAATAACACTTCAATCATGTGTAATAAGCCCCATACCAACATCTCAGGTTCAATATCTTGATCAGCAATTAAAGTATTTAAGTGTTCATTGGCTAAATACTCTTTAATTTCTTGGGGCAAACTATCTTGACGATCTTGGTCAACCTTAAATCCACGAACAATTTTAATAAACTCGTTCGCAAAATTAATAGATTTAATTAAATCGGATTGTTCTTGGTTCATTGGTTCTCCTTTGTAGTAAATAATTCATTTAAGTAATCGTATTGAGGCAATCCATTATTGTTTTGATGCCCAGTATTATCACCGCAATCAACACATTGACCCACTACTGGAACTTCACAACCGCACTCACAATTACACATAGGTTCGGTATCAAATGTTTCATCAAATAAACTTTCATCAAGTAAATCATCAAACATTTTTGCTCTCCTTTAATTGATTTAGATATTCCGCTTCTATCTTTCTAATTTGTATTCTTGAAGTTCCAAACATGCGAGCAACTTCCGATAAAGATTTTTGATACGCAATTCTTTGATGAACTATTTTTTTCTTTTCATTTTCATTAAACATTAATTACTCCAATCTATTAGGAGTTGAATAGGCGCAGATACGGCTCGTTTTATTATCCAAAGCAAGTTAAGGAAATAAAAGTCTTGACCGCCCTTCACAAGTGAAAGGAGTGGGGAATGAAAACAAAACCCCAGTAAGTTCTTGTGTTAACGCCTACCCAACAATTTTAAGTTATCGAGAGAGTGATCTTTTTTGTGCTTCTACGCAGTTATAGCAAAACCAAAGAATGTCCTGAGAGTAATTATCAGTAATTGTTTTGCCATTCTCTCGAACACCTTGTTGACCGCATTGATCACATAAATCTAATTCGTGATCTTTAACTCGTCTAACTATTTCTACATAACCCATTTATTTACCCCCAAAAAAACATTGATCAATAGTTCCCCAGCAATAATGATCACCAACCCAGTTAATATGTGTTGCTAAGTAATAAGTTCCAACTGCTAACGCACTCCAAAATAGAATACGAACCGCAGTTCGAACTTTGTAATAAGTTTTTGATCTCATTTATTTACTCCGTTCTAAATGTAATTGGTATCTCCAACTATTTTGTTCCTGATGAGTTTTAATTCGGTGGCAACTGGAACACCTAACAACGCACTTTTTAATTTCTGATTTAATTAATTTAGAAAGTTTGTTGCTACCAAGCGCAGTTCCGATATTAAACTTTTTACTATGTAAATGATCAAACTCCAAAGCCAACACATTACTTTCACCACAATCAATACAAGGATTTTGTAATAAATAATTAAATACAAACTCTCTTACTTCTTTGTGGTTAGTTTTGTGTTTTTCCGCTTGTCTAATGGACACACAAGGCTTACAAGCCCCTTCATAGCCTTTATTACCGCTTGCGTGAGTTTTAGGTTGAAAGCGTGATAGTAATTTGATCTTGCGACAATAACTACAACGCTTTCTACCCTTAGCAAGTAGATTTAATTTTTCTGCTTTGCGTTTTGTTGAACCTTTACGCATTAGGGCAAAGCA